TCTTAAAGCGCAAAGGTAGTAATAAGGTACAGCGCGCTAGTGAGGGCTATCAGTCTTTTTTTGTGACAGCTCAAAACGTAGCAGAGTTTAATAACATAATCGCAAGAGGTTAGAAAATGAAAAATAAACGAGACGGGAAACCTACCGGACAAAGGGTGTACGTGTATTTTAACTTACATCGTAAACTTTTCTCGGTACGGGCGCTAGACGGGCCACACAAGGGCCGTGTGATAGCCCACGAGCGTGGTGTGGTGTTACAAGACGTATCCCCTAGGGTATCGCAAGCGGGGCGTGAGCGCGTCCTACGGGAGCGTAAAAAAAATGTCCACGCTGGTCTCGTGGGGTACTGGGTGCCCTTCAACACGCCCGTGACAGAGCCTATGGCACCTATAACTTACAATCCGTATAAGTATGAATCCTTTGTATACGCGGATGAAACAAAGTATAGTGGCTCAAAAACAGCACTATTAATGGCAGCATTTAAAACAAGCGTAAGGGTATCACTATGAAAACAATACTATTTCTTTTTAACAGTTCACAACACGCAGTGCAGCCGTGGCTAGACGATGGTCGCTATCACTGCGTGAGTGTAGACCATAGCGACACAGACCATAGCGACACGGAGCGCCCACAGTGGACACACCCGCGTCACAGTAGAATAGACGTAGACCTAGACGGGCGTGATGCAGACAAGCGCGTAGATAACGCCCTAGCGGGTTTAATGCTGCCCGCGCCCTCATTTATACTGTCATTCGCGCCATGCACAGACCTAGCGGTATCGGGTGCGGCTCATTTTGCGCGTAAGCGTAGAGACAACCCGTTATTTCAGCATAACGCGACCATGCTGGCGCGCCTAGTGCTAGCGTGGGACTGCCCGTCTATCGTAGAAAACCCCGTGAGCGTACTAGCCACAACGTGGAAGAAGCCCACCGGATATGTACACCCGTGGAATTTTTCGTCCCTGCTACCACAGGATGACGTACACCCTGAATTTCCAGCGTATTACCCACCACAGGATAGATACAATAAGAAAACTGGCTTATGGTGTTCTAATGGCTCCCGTATGCCTATGATAACGGACACAGACGGGCCTATCGGGGAGGTCAACCCATGCCACAAAATGCTAGGCGGAAAGTCAGCGCGCACAAAGTACATCCGCAGCCTGACGCCTAGAGGTATGTCAAGGGCTATTTATCTGTCAAATTCACCGCTGTTACAAGACACAGAACACTACACGCATGATACAATGCGTTTCTTTTACGATGAGCAGAGAGGCACACATGGGGCATAAAAGGGTAACACGGGACAAACAAAAGGCGAGGGTAAACCCTGTGGCGAAATACGCCCGAAAGTTTAACCTTTCGCATACGTTTGAAGATAGGAAAGCTAAATCCAAGCGGGGACACCGCAAACACAAGGGGGTGCAGATAGATGAATAGGCTAGACATGGTAGAAGAGATTATGGAGTTTAAAATAAAATCATGGACAGTAGAGGAGGCGCTGCAATGTATGCCGCCCGATACTACTCTAGGTGAGGCTAAAGGGCGCTTGTGGGATATGTACACTACAGCGCATGAGTCTCTGACCCTAGAGGCTCTTATAAAGCAGCACAAGTCAATTTTTAACAGACCAGAAAGCGAGTACCCTGAAACAGGAGGTTCGATATGAAATACACAGACTTTTTATTCAATTACGGGTTACGACAAGCGTTAAAACATGGGGATTCAGCCTTGCCGTTTATCAGTGAAATAGAGCGCAGAGGCTTAATAACCCAATGGGCTGAGGGCTTAGGCTTAGAAGACCCTACGGAGCGGATTTCGCGGATTCTACGGGCTAAAGAGGCCGTATACCGTGATAGGATAAGCCTAGGCGCTACGCATACGGAGGCCATTGAAGAGGCCTTAGGCCTAGGCCCTAGGCACAGAGGCGATCTTACGAAGGCAAAAACAGGCCTCACAGAGCCCCTAGACGGTTTAGAGTAATTGTGATATATTCACGAAATAAAAACACACGGGCTTGTAAGTCCGTGATACAATCAACTAAAGGCTTTAGGTTTCTTAGGTTGTTATTAAATAATAACTAAAGGCCTAAGGCTCCTAAGGCTCCTAAGGTGAGGAAGGGATTATGTACGATGTGTTAATGTTTTTGGTTTGGCTGACGGTATCTGTGGCTTACGCTGTGTGCTGTTTTTACATTATTGCAATAGTGATAGGCTATTTTAATATGCGTAGGCCCCAGAGCCTTGATGATGAAAACGATAACGAAGAGGACGAATGACATGATGGTGACTGTTGACCCACTAAAGAANTACAAAGAGGCTAAGGCTAACAGGTTAGTGGAGGCCTGCGGGATAATACCCCTATTCTATAAAGACGCCATAGAAATGGATACGGAATCCCCAGCGTCCGAGGTCTATTCAAAAATGGTGGACTTGTACGGATTCGGGGACTATCAGTCCGTAGACTGGGGTACTGTGAGCCCTGAGGGCCTATATGAATCAGCCCATGATGACCCTGACCTAGCGCCCCTAATGCGATTAGAGCACCCTGACAGCGAGGTAGTGTGTTATATCTACCAGTATGCTATCATGGCGGTCAGGGATAAAAACGAGACAATACTGTCGAGGATGGACTAATGGGTTTATTTGTAATACACCGCAACGGTAAGCAATGGGGTACATACAGTACCCGTGAGGAAGCTATGAAAGCGTGGGACAAAGCAGTGGACTACGCCATAGCACCCGATGTTTTTGTTTTAAAACTCGATAACCGTATTATGTGCGAGTATACGCCATTGCCTGAAAGGAGAGCGTGATGGCTTCTTTTTTATTAACGGCTTTTTTTGTGATACTAGGGTGTTTAGCGTTTATTTTGGTAGTGTTTTTTGTATTATTAAATGCGGCTGTCAAACTACCTGACAGACCGCCAGAGTTTTACGAGGAGTATTCTGACGATGTTTGAAGAAAATGAAAGATGCCCACGATGGGATGCAGAGGTCTGGATTAATAGGCTTGTAGCAAAGGCCTTAAACGATGCCGATGTTACATTCTATGACGAGCTAGATTCATTAGCTAAAATGGAGCTCGTAGCCGATGTGGAGGACAAGCTAAATATTAACATAGACCTGTCCTACACTGACAAATCAATGACATTTCAACAATTTAAGGGAGGCATAATGGAAATGTATAAAAAAGTATATTCGTGAATAGTACCAAAAACGGCACAGGACAGTATTGTGTGCTATAATAGTAATGTAAGGCAAACTTAAACGAAAAGAGGTAGCATAGTATGATGGTATCAGGTAAAGTAGCTTTTTCATCTGTGACTAAGACAGACGAGTATAACGGTCAGGACACAGGCGCTTACAGCGTTACTGTGACCCTTGACGATGACAGCGCAGAGAGCCTAGGCTCCGAGGGCATACGCCTGAAGGAGTACGAGGGGACTCAGCAGCGTAAGTTTAAGTCTAAGTATCCTATTGAGATATACAATATGGATGACTCCGACTTTCAGGGTGAGATACCCCGAGGCTCTGCGGTGCGCCTAGTGTTCTCTAAGGGCCCTAAGCACCCTACGTGGGGCCCTAGTACCTATGTGACAAAGGTGCGCGTTGTGGAGGTAGCGGAGAGAGGTGACGATACCCCAGATGATTTCTGAGGACACCCCAACCCGGTGGGGCTACGGCCCCCTAACTCTTTAAAACGGGGGTAGTAATCAATATGGGTAAGATAGTATCAAAGGGGCCCTGTGACGCCTGCGGCAGTTCTGACGGCAATATGCTGTACCAAGATGGTACCAAGTATTGTTTTGTTTGTAAGACGTTCACGGCTAGTTCAGGCGGCTCACAGGTCATTGTAAAACCAGCAACAGGAAATATTCAGCACATGAAAAACGCAACCATAGCTCAGATCGCAGACCGTAAAATTACGAGGGCAACGTGCGTCAAGTACGGTGTACAGGTGTCCTACGACACAAAGGGTGACATAGAGAAACATCATTACCCGTGGTTCGATGCCAACGGTGATCTAGTGGGTCATAAGACTAGGCTCGTAGCCACAAAAGATTTCTTTTGTCCTACAGGTGCGGCATCCGATACTTTGCTTTTTGGGCAGCAGACGTGCCGAGGTAGTGGTAAGTACATCACAGTCACAGAGGGTGAGATAGACTGCCTCAGTGTTTCTACTGCGTTCGAGAACAAGTACGATGTGGTCTCTGTACGCAATGGTGCCAGCAGTGCTGTGAAGGAGATTAAGGCGCAGCTAGAGTTTCTAGAGAGCTATGATACCGTTGTGCTTTGTTTTGACAACGACAAGGCAGGGAACGAGGCTACTAAGGCCGTACAGGACTTGTTCAGCCCCGGAAAGCTCAAAGTTATTAAGATGGGAGAGTTTAAAGACCCCAACGAGTACCTTTTAGCAGGGAAGGCCCGTGATTTTATTAAGGACTGGTGGGCCGCTAGGGATTTTAGCCCCGATGGGATAGTCAACGGCAAAGACCTGTGGGATTCGCTGGTAGATTACAGAAAAGTAGTTAGCGTACCTTACCCGTGGGAAGGCCTGAACACGCTTACGCGAGGTATCCGTAACGAGCTTGTTACAGTCACCTCTGGCTCTGGCATGGGTAAGTCTCAGATGCTCAGAGAGTTACAGCATTACTTGATGAACGCCACAGACCACAACATAGGTATCTTAGCACTAGAGGAGACCGTAGAGCGCACTGGCATGGGTATCATGTCTATGGCAGCTAATAAGCCTCTACACCTAGAAGAGGGTACCGAGGTAGCAGACCTTAAGCCGTTTTTTGACAAGACTCTAGGCACAGGCCGTTTTGTCCTGTACGGAAACTGGGCCTCACCTACCGTGGATAGCCTGCTCAGTAAGATACGTTATATGTCTAAAAGTAACGACTGCAAGTACATTTTTTTAGATCACCTGTCTATTATCGTATCTGCTCAGGAGAACGGTGACGAGCGTAAGGCCATTGACGAGGTAATGACTAGGCTACGCAGGCTTGTGGCCGAGCTAGACATAGGGCTGTTTCTTGTGAGTCACCTTAGACGCTCTGGCGGCACCTCCCATGAGGAGGGGGGACGCATAAGCCTAGGGGAGCTCCGTGGCTCACAGTCCATAGCGCAGCTATCCGACATGGTTATCGGGCTAGAGAGAGACCAGCAGGCTGACAACGAGGAGTTACGGAACACTACTCTGGTGCGGGTTTTGAAGAACCGATACACAGGGGAGACAGGGCCAGCCTGTTACCTTAAGTATTCTAGGGACACGGGGCGCATGACCGAGTGCGCTAGGCCAGACTTTGAAGAAGACAAAAACGAAGGGGAGTTCTAATGATATGTCAATTTACATTTAAGGGTAGCAACGTATACATTAAAACGGAAAGTATTGTGGCAATAATGCCCGAGATCAAGGGTAGCAAAGCGGTAATATTCACAGAACCGCCACTAAATACGCTAACCGTTGACGAGAGTGTAGACGAAGCCTTTGCGGAGTGGTACACTAGGTTGATGGAGCAGAAACTAGGTGAAGATACAGACCTAGTTCATTGGTCACAGGCAACGTTAGAGGTATAAATTGACTGAATTAATTATAGACATAGAAACTAACGGCTTAGACCCAGACACCATCTGGTGTTGCGGGGTTAAGGTAGTGGGGTCACCATCGGGTGAGCTAATGATGAACGCGGAGGATTTACAATGTTTTTTAGACAAGCACAAAGGGGCTACTGTTTATGCTCACAATGGGAGGAGGTATGACTATCCTATTCTTGAGCGTTTGTGGGGTATTGATTTTGATCGTGTTAACCTTAGGGATAGCGTTATTTTATCAAGGGAAGCGAATCCTAGACGCATTGGAGGGCACTCACTCAAGGCTTGGGGTCAGACCCTTGGATTCCCGAAAGGCGTATACAGCGATTGGACAAGATTTACCCCCGCAATGGGAACCTATTGTGTCCAAGACCTCAACGTCACCGAAAAACTCTTAGAGGTTGTTAAGGAGGAGCTTAAGCAACCCTCAGCTATACTAGAAACTAAAGTAAAAGAAATTATTAACGAGCAAATAGAGGCAGGATGGCTTTTAGATATGCCTAAGTGCTTTGATCTGCTAGCTACATTACGGGAGAGAAAAGATGAAGTTGAAGCTAACGTACACCAAAGGTTTAAACCACTGGCGGTTCCCACAAAAGTGGTTGTACCGAAGGTTAAGTCTGACGGGGCTTATAGCAGAGTGGGCCTTAATGGGTTTAATGTTAACAGTGTTAGTGGCAGTTTTACTAAGGTTGGGTTCCCCGAGTTTAACTTGGGCTCCAGAAAACAGATCGGTGCTTACCTCGTGCGCTTTGGATGGAAACCGAAGGCCTACACTGCCACAGGACAGCCCGTAGTAGACGAGGGTGCCTTAGAGGGCTCCACGATACCCGAGGCGCAGCTTATAGCAGAGTATCTTATGCTAGAGAAGCGCATAGCTATGGCGGCCTCATGGATAGAGGCTGCCGATGACGAGGGTAGAGTACATGGTCACGTAGACCCCTGTGGAGCCGTCACAGGCAGAATGACTCACAGCAAGCCTAATCTAGGTCAGGTGACTGCTCCGGGAAAGCCTTACGGAAAAGAGATGCGCCAGTGCTGGACGGTTCCTCAAGGTTACAAGTTAGTTGGTTGTGACGCTGACGCTCTGGAGCTCAGAATGTTAGCTCATTATATGGCTGACGATGCTTATATAAAGACAGTTGACAAGGGGAGTAAGGACGATGCTACGGATGTACACAGTGTTAATCAACGTGCGGCTGGTATTTCTACGAGGGATAGAGCGAAGACTTTTATCTATGCTTTCCTATACGGAGCGGGTGACGCTAAGATCGGTAGCATTCTTGGACAAGGCAGAAGCGCGGGAACGGCTGCTAAAAAGCGGTTCATGGACTCCTTACCCTCTCTCAGGTCACTCCGAAGTAGAGTGGAAAAGGCGGCAGAAAGAGGATACTTAAAGGGCTTAGATAAGAGGCGCATAGAGGTTAGGAGCCCTCACGCTGCGCTTAACACTTTATTGCAGGGTGCTGGTGCAGTTTATATGAAGCAAGTTATGGTTATGTACTACGAAAAAGCTACTAAGGAAGGCTTAGATTTTACTCAGGTCTCCGTAGTACACGATGAAATTAACGTACAGGTAAAGGAGGAGCAAGCGCCTAGGTTAGCAGAGATCATGGAAGAAGCATTCAAAGACGCTGGGGAACACTTTAATCTTAGGTGCCCTACAAAAGGAAACGCTATCACTGGCGATACATGGTATGACGTACACTAGGAGGTACAATGAAAACTATTGAGAGAGCTATACCTGACGTATATAAACTACTGTCTACTAAAGACATGGTAAACGGAGTAGACGTAGAGGCCGAGTGCGTTAGATTTGGAGAAGAGATGGCTCAAGTTATGCGGGACGCTATGGGGCCTGAGCAGGACAGGGCAGGACGCCTTAGGCTGTCTAACATAGGTAAGCCTGACCGTCAGATATACAACAGCTACAATGGCATAGCGGGACAAGACATAGCAGGGGCTACGCACATTAAGTTTCTTTATGGGCACTTGACTGAGGCTATGCTGGTCTCTTTGCTTAGACTATCGGGTCACTCAGTAACAAAGCAGCAACAAGAGGTAGAGGTAGAGGGAGTTAAAGGTCATATTGATTGTTTTATAGACGGACGCCTCGTTGATATTAAAAGCGCCTCTGGGTTTTCTTTAAAGAAATTCAAAAAGAATACGTTGCACACGGATGACCCCTTTGGTTATATTCAGCAGCTTCAGGCTTATGCCTACGCTTTAGAAGAGACTAAGTTTTCTTGGTTAGCTATGGATAAAAGCTCAGGGGAATTAGCCCTATTAACTTATGACACTGAAGACAAGTCTGCTCCCTATGCTAAGGTACTGGAGCAAGACATAAGCGAAAGAGTAAAATACCTAAAGGACATGGTGCTGTCGGCTCAGGTACCTTCCGTATGCTACGAGCCCGTACCCGAAGGTACTGCTGGAAATATGCGATTGGCATCGGGATGCACGTACTGCGACTATCGCGAAAACTGCTGGCCTGAGGCTAGAGAATTTGGATACGCAGGAAAACACAAATGGCTGACTAAAGTTGTCAAAGAGCCTAGGGTACTTGAAGTGCCGAGGGGGTTTTAGCATGAGTATCAAGCGAAAGAAAAGAAGCGGCTTTGAAGAACGTATGGGGGAGGTGTTAGAACAAAACGGGTTCCTTTACGAACCTTACAGCGTCCCTTACGTTATTCAGCATAAATACACGCCTGACTTTACTCTAGGAAACGCGTTAGTAGAGTGCAAGGGTTGGTTCAGACCGGGGGACAGGCAAAAGTACAAAGCTATTAGAGATAGCTTAGGAGGGGATAACCAGCTTATTTTTTTACTACAAGCTCCTCTCAAAAAAGTTTCCAAAGGAGCCCTGTTAACAATGTCAAAATGGTGCGAGAAAGAAGGCATTGAGTGGTTTGACTGCCCAGAGGAGTTAACCGATTACGTTATGTCTGGTGACTACCAATGAGCTTTACAATGCAAGAGATAATAGATAGACTAGCCGTTCAGTATGACCCAGAGGAATTAACAGAGTTGTTAGAGTTAAAGTCTAGGGAGATTGCAGAGCGGTTTGACGATAGGATATTAGATATGTGGGAAGAATTACAAAAGGAATTTTCAGATGACTGAGCAAACGCAAAAAGAAAAAATGGCCGCTTATAGTAAAAAGCGTTACTTAGAGAATAAGGAATACTATAAAAGTAAAAGTAAAAAATGGGCTTTAGAAAATAGAGAACGAAAGGCACACTTGACTAAATGCACAGACGTAAAACGTAGGTACGGGATAAGTATTGAACGCTACAACGAATGTATGGCTACCTCTGACGTTTGTGAGTGTTGTGGTAGCAAAAAAAACTTACAGTACGATCACTGCCACGGCTCTATGGACTTCCGGGGTGTTTTGTGCGGAGTCTGCAACAAGGCTTTGGGGGCTTTAGGGGATACACTAGAGGGAGCTAAGAAAGCAGTAGCGTACCATGAAAAAGTTATTAAACGAAACAAGGAGGCTAGACAATGAGCAATAAAAAAAGAGAGTGGAACCCCTATGGAAAAGATGAAAAGGCAAATTTGTTTAATGACCCCACGCCTAGGAATAGTCTTGATGATGCAACCCCCGAGGAATGGCATAGGGCTTCTCAACCGCAACATGGCCCCCGCTGGTACGACCCAGAGGAAGTCCTCGCCTACGCTGACAAGATAGAACCAGAGGACAATGCGGGCAACGCCTTAGACACCCAAGTAGGAGGTGAACATTACAAAGAAATGGCTATGCAACCCGTTGAGTTTATTATGGGTAACGGGTTAGGTTTTTGTGAGGGAAACGCAATAAAATATATCTGTCGATATAAGTCTAAAGGCGGGGTTCAAGACTTAGACAAGGCAATACATTACATTCAATTATTAAAGGAGTCCTACAATGGGAACAGTTAAGACTAAGATTTTTGTAGCTGGCAAAGCAGGGGCCATAAAGGCAAACAGCTACGAGCTGATGACTAACGACATGGCAGAGGTACTAAAGTACCTAGATGCCAACAAGGGGGCTGAGTTTAAGCCCCTGTATTTAACTTCTATTGAGGGTTCTAAATAATGGATGAATACAGCAAGTACATTGCCAGCAGCCGCTACGCCCGTTGGCTTCCTGAGCTAGGCCGCAGAGAGGCGTGGCCCGAGACTGTTCAGCGATACACAGAATACTGGGGCTCGTTGCTGTCCCCTGAAGAGGCCTCAGAGCTAGGAGAAGCCATAGAAAACCTAGACGTTATGCCGTCTATGCGTTGCTTAATGACCGCAGGGCCTGCCCTAGAGAGAGACAACGTGGCTGGCTTTAATTGCTCGTATCTCCCTATCGACCATCCTAGAGCTTTTGACGAGTTAATGTACATTTTGTTGTGTGGCACAGGCGTAGGCTTTAGCGTTGAGCGCCAATACATCTCTAAGATGCCTGAGGTTTCATACGATATGCACCCTACAGACACTGTTATTGTAGTTGCAGACTCTAAAATAGGCTGGGCAAAGGCCATGAAAGAGCTTATAGGCTTGCTCTACTCTGGACAAGTACCGCAGTGGGATGTATCTAAAGTTAGAGGTTCTGGAGAGCGTCTAAAGACTTTCGGAGGCAGAGCCTCTGGCCCTCAGCCTTTGGTAGATTTGTTTAATTACACAGTAGAGACATTTGAGGGTGCTAAGGGTAGACGCCTAAGTAGCTTAGAAGCCCACGATCTTTGCTGTAAGATAGCAGAGGTTATTGTGGTAGGGGGTGTTCGTAGGTCTGCCCTTATATCTCTAAGCAACCCCAGTGACGGACGCCTTAGAGGAGCTAAAAGCGGCCAGTGGTGGATGACAGAGGGCCAGAGAGCTTTAGCTAACAACAGCGCCTGCTATACAGAAAAACCAGAATTTGATTTTTTCTTAGGCGAGATGCAGGCTCTCTACGAATCTAAGGCTGGAGAGCGCGGTGTCTTTAACCGAAAGGCAGCCCAGCACATAGCCTCTAAAAACGGGCGTAGAGAATCTGATTTTGAGTTTGGCACTAACCCCTGTAGTGAGATTATTCTACGACCCAATCAGTTCTGTAATCTAAGTGAAGTAGTGGTGCGTAAGGGAGACACGTTAAACGCTCTAAAAGAGAAAGTGCGTGTCGCTACTATACTAGGCACACTACAGTCTACGCTTACAGATTTTAGGTACCTAAGGCCCGTGTGGAAAAAGAATACAGAAGAAGAGTGTTTGTTAGGGGTATCCTTAACAGGAATTATGGATCACGCTATCTTAAACAACCCGTCAGGGAAACTAGAAAGATGGCTCAGAGAACTAAGGGAGGTCTCTATTGATACTAACAAACAGTGGTCAGAGCGGCTTGGTGTTAATCAAAGCGTTGCCATTACGTGTGTTAAACCTAGCGGCACAGTTAGTCAGCTTGTTAACTCTGCTAGTGGCATACACCCTCGCTTTGCTCCCTTTTATCTTAGGACGGTCAGGGCTGATAACAAAGACCCTCTTAGTCAATACATGGTTGAGGCTGGTTTCCCTTACGAGGTGGACGTTACCAAGGCTACAACTAATGTGTTTGCTTTCCCTGTACGGTCACCGTCAGGCTCTGTGTGCGCTGACGAGGTTTCTGCACTACAACAGCTTGAGCTTTGGAAGTTTTACGGGGAGCACTGGGCAGAGCACAAAGTTTCTATTACGGTGTACTATAGCCCTGACGAGTTCTTTGGCGTTTGTCAGTGGTTATGGGATAATTTTGACATTCTTAGTGGTGTAGCTTTGTTACCTAGGTCAGAGCACACATACGCGCAGGCTCCTTATCAAGAGATTAACGAGGTACAGTACAAGATAGCCGAGGGTCTTATGCCTAAGTTTAATTGGGCTGAGGCCGCTAAGTACGAGGTAGAAGATACTACCACGGGGTCTCAAGAACTAGCGTGTGTAGGAACAAGCTGCGAATTTACAGGAGGTGCATAATGGGTGACTTAAGCAATCATTTTAATCGTTCGGAGTTTGCCTGCAAATCTGGGTGTGGATATGATACTGTAGACTATGCCCTCCTAAGGGCCGTAGAGGCTATTAGAGAGAGGTTTGGGGTTCCTGTGACCATAACGTCAGGTTGTCGAAGTCCTGCCCACAACGAAGCCGTGGGTGGCGTTAAGGACTCTCAGCACGTTAGGGGCAGGGCAGCAGACCTACAGGTCTCAGGGGTGCCCCCGGATGATGTTGCTGATTTTGCCGAGGGGCTAAAGGGTATTTCCGTGGGGCGTTATAATTCTTTTACGCACATAGACTCCCGCAGCGGCCCTGTGGCACGATGGGATTATAGATAGCACAAAAAAGCCCCCTAGGCCTCTTAAGAAGCCATAGGGGGCAAAAGTCCTAAGGTAGCATCTTAGGGTTCTTGTTTCTCTGTATTCAACGCTGCAAAAAGTCCTCCTGCACCCGCAACCGCAGTGGCTCCTTTCTGCTGTGTAGCAAACGCTTGTTTAGCTGCATCAGTCGGCTTGACTGTAAGCATCCCCTCTAGCGCTTCTCGGGCAGTAAAAGGAGAAGAGACAGAAGCCTGAACCCTATCACTTACTTTATCTGCGTTTCTCTGGGCTTCTCCTGTTGTCTCGTCTACCTGTTTTAAGTAATTCCTAGACATAGCAGGAGTAACAGCAATAACGCTGTTTTCCCCCACTGCTTTAGGGCTGTTCAGCACTGGTATATTTTCTAAGAAATCATGCTCATCACTTAAAACAGCGTGGACGCGCCCTGACTTATTAACGTGATGCGTAGAGCGTATGCCCCCTTCTACAATAGCCGAACCGGGCCGAGCAGAGCTTAAAAATATTTGCCCGTCCTTTACAATAATACTAGCGTTGTTAGGGGGCTGCGTTCCTTTATTGCTCATCTTAAAGTCTTTTACTCTGTCAGGGAACTGCTTTTTAAAATCTGCCCAGCTTTCTTTTACAACTTTCTTTGTCTGCCCCGCAGGCCTTCTTTTGTTGTACTCTGATGCCTGATCTTTTCTTGCATTAATTATTTTTTGGTACTCTGGGTCTTCTCTAAGGGCTTTCCCATAGTATTCGTTGACTCTCTTATCAATAGCGGCCTGTAAAACACGCTGTAGCTCTGCGTCTGTTTTAAAAGGCTTATATCCGTTGTCTTTAAAAACATCTTCAATTACTTGGTGATTAAAATTATTTGTTCCAAACGCATCTCCATAATGATTACCAGATACTTGATTTTGAGGTCTTTTCATCACTATTTGAACAGGCTTACCATGGTTAGTAATTTTGTGAGCTTCATCTATTAGGCTTTCAAAAGCTACAGCTAGTTTATTGCTAATGGGGGTTTTTTTATTATTGGGCAAAGGCAGAGGCTTTAAGCCTTGTTTTTTCCTTTCTTTGTTTATTTCTTTAGTTTTTCCTCTAGGGTTGTTCGTAGAGGAGGCCTCTTTAAACCAAGCGGTTAACCTTCCGGGCTCATAAGATTCGTATGGCTTTATAAAAACAGTGTCCCTGAATTTAGCTAAGGCGCTTCCCTCTGGTATTACTTTACCAAANTGTGCCGCAACNTGCAGTTGTAAAATACCAAGGGCCCCTGCCTTGTCAGCCGCTCTTTGCTCTTCTTTAATTTTAGGCGGGGCTTTTAAAAGAGGTAACGGTTTTTTCCCCTCTGCTTCTCTTGTAACATTTTCTGCTTTTATTTTCTTATTCTTGGCTGCTCGTTCTGCACTTAGTTTTTCGTGTTTTGCAGCGGTACCTAAAAGTTTTGCGGCTTCTTTTTGAAATGCCGTTGTAACGCCTGTTGTTGCAAACAATGCTCGTCTGTCAGAAAAAAGAAGGTTTTTAAACTGCTCTTTTATAGCGCCAAAGCCTGTCTCAGATAAGCCTATTGCTTTTTTAACGGCACCTACAGCTTTTGTGGGGTCTGTTATTGCTTTTACAGAGCCCAGCCCAGCGTCTGCCACATAGGGTGCGGCTTTCATAATAGCTTTAGCTAGTCGGGGGTCTTCACTAATTATCTCAAAAATAGTTCGGTCTTCCCCCGCTTCTTTTAGGATAGGAGAGTAATAATCGTTAATGTAATTATTTGTGGACGCAGCCATTAGGCCATCATCATTAAAACCCTCGTTCTTAGGTCTTTTTATAGCTCTTATAACAGGCCCTGCCCCAACAGCCGTAAGCCCTGCTTCCGCTAGGCTACCTACAGTAGCTAAACGATCTTGGTCAGCTTTGGGCAGTTCCTCGTAAGCTTTTTCTAACTCTTGTCCTGTGTCGGTGTTAAGCAGATATTCAAAGCCTTTGGCAGCTTTGTCTTCAACAAACTCGCCTACAGCCGTACCGGGCGTAACAAAATCTAAACCAACGTCTACAGCGCCTCCGACTACCTTAGGAATCACTGACCCCGCTTCAGCTAAAGCAACTGCCGTAGCCTCCGTTGCGCTTCTTGAGGGGTCAGCTATAGCTCTCTGAACCCTGTTGTAGCCTTCTCCTATGCTTTCAGCAACTTGCGGTACGTTTCTTGAAATAGAATTATCCCAAGCCATTTGCGCGTCTTCTGGACGCCCCACACCACCTAGAGATAGCCTTTCGGATGCCGTTCTTGGAATTAATAGCCTTCTTTGCTCAATTTCGTTGTATTTTTTTTGAAATGCTTGCCAAGTATTCTCAGTTTTTTGTACAACCTCTTCCCAAGCCCCCATAGTTAAGGGCCTCCGTTATAAAAATTAGGATTCATAGGCATGGGTGCCATTGCTGATTTTCTCATAGACTCTCTTATCTCAGCAGCGTCAGCAGGAGAAAAGGTGTCCATAACCGCTTCAAAACCTGTAGTAACCGCTTTGTTTATAAGCTGTGCCCTTACTGGGTTCATCTGTTTAATTTTTGACATGGCAGAAATCTTTTTCTCATGTAGCAAAAGAGCTTTTAAAGAGTCGGGGTTTCTAACTATTTTACCCAATAAAACAGGCCCCCCTAAAATGAACGCACTGCTTATTACGCTACCAGCTAAAGCCGTCCCTATTTGCACTGACCCTGAAAGAACTCCAGCCTCTTTAGACCTAAGAACAAGGCTTCCGAATCCTCCTGTTTTGGTAGCAGTGCTTTCAGCAGCAGCGTTAAGTAACGCCTTAAACCTAGGGTAATCATCACCTAAAATAGCTCTTGCGGCTCTTTGGTTAATTGGTTTTTCATAGTGTTCGGCTAAGTTTGCAAAGCTCTTAGAATTAAAATTTTCAGGAGTAATTTCACCAAAAATATTTTTAAGAAACCCTGCTTTTACAACCCCCTTAGCTTGTTTTGCTGTTGCAAGTCCAAGATTGTCACCCATGTCTATTCCCGCTAGGGTAGCCTGCTGATAGGCAATGTCTATAGACTTCATAAAGGCTTCAATAACGTCAGGGTTTTTACCTTTTAAAGCCCTAGAAATAGCATCATAATCTCCTTTATTTGCCCTTGCTATGGTACTTGCGTTCATAGAGGGAACTAAACCTCGCATAGCAGGCCCATAAGCCTCATTTAATTCCCTGTATTGTTTTGCTATAGCTGGGTCAACATTTTCAAATAGTTTTTCACTAGCTCCCCTAAGAGAAGCAGATAAATTATAAAGCTCTCCAGCCGCATCTTTATTTTGATCTGTGCCAAATTTAGCTAACTTCTGTATTTCTTTTTTTAGTTGTTTCTCCATAGCCAAAAGACTTCTAACATCCATTGTAGGTAAGTTTTGGAGCGCTTCTTCCCACTTAGTAATAACTTTTAAGGTATCTGGGTCTAAGTTATTACCGTAGTCTACTATGCCCTTAGCTTTAAAATTAGAAAGGACTTCCATTAGCGGAGAAACAGGCACTTGTTTTTTACCCGCTGCTACTGCAACTTCATCCAAGCCTTTGCCGTAAATTTTACTGGCTGCATCTTTGCCTGCTTCAACAACACCTAGAATAGAAGAACCTATAGACTCCGTAGTGTTAATTACGCCTTGTAATGAGTCATCTATCATTGTTTGAAAGTTATTAGCTAAAATATTAGAGTTTTTTTCTGCTATCTTTGTAGCTGCACTCCCTGAGACTACGCCAAGTTCAGAGATATTTTGTGCAAA